TTTTGATATACTTTATAAAAATTACAAGCATCATATTCAATTGGAAAAGAATATTTATTATCATTTTCAAATTTTTCTATTAACCCGTTATACATATTCTTTTTTGCACATCTAAAATATAGAAAATTTTTTTCTTCATTTTTCTTTACATCACATGGTATTCTACACTTACATAATGGTAATTCTTTAATATATTCATTAATAGGATATTTATCATTTGTATTAAATTTTACATATTTACCTCCTCTAAATTTATTCCAATTTTCTTCATTATTCAACATTAAACATTCAACAATATTATTTTCACATTCTAAAAATCTACATTTTATAATTTCTTTATCCGTATCTTCATCATATATACTATTATAGTTATCAAAATTATATAATGACCATTTATCATATTCACACCCATTTAATGCATTTATAACATTTTTATTATAATTTATAAAATTTTCTATATATGGTACCTTATATATTGCAACAAGTGTTTCAGGTTCCCAATTTAATGTATTATCACCACCATATCCTGTAATATGTTCTTTAATTCTTCTAAATAATCGTCTTGTTTCACCAATATACATATGATCATCTTGACATCTTAATATATATATCCAGTGCATTTATCATATTTAATAATAAATATTTATATTCAATAAAGTATAATTACTAATACATATTTTACTAAAATAATCGCAACTGTTTTCTAATTGGTTTGTTAGAAATACCAGTCAAGTACCCCGCAATAATAGTATTAACATCATCATTAAGTATATCACTATTTTGAAGTGACTTTACTTCTACAAATGTTTTAATTTTAGCACAAATTTTTAACATTTTTATTTGATGTTCTACTACCTGATATTTTAATTCTTTTAGATAGTCTAATTCATCACACATTTCCAAATAACAATTACAATCCTGATTATATTCATCAACTTCATTATTAGTAAGTTGACGCGGATATCCATTTGGATATGGATTATAATAGTAATTGCCATATGCACCTTCTTCAACGTCACCATATCTATTATCTAACATATTTTGTTGACAAATAATATCAGTTTCAAGTTGCGTAATGGCACTCGTAAGTTCTTTAATTCTATTCATTTTTCGTAGTCAAATAATTGTAATAAACATATTATAATAATATTTTTTCAATTTTTATAAAAAAATTACAAATTCTTTAATTCATTAATTATTGTATTAATTTTTGTTGATACATTTTCAGGTACAGACAGTGGTACATGAATGATATGATATACATTCCAATTATTAGTAGGTGCATTATCTTCTGGTTCAAACGTAATAAGATTATATTGTGATGATTCCGATATTAATGATAAGAATATCGGAATTACATCTCGATAATTATCATCAAACACTATAATATTTGAACTAATTAATTTATATAATGTATTCTTTACTTGATCAGATAAATTATATAAATCACATATATCATCAATACGATATTTAACACCATCTCTAATCCAATCAATATGCCACGTAAAAATATTATCAACTAATTTACCATATGGAAAAGATTCAACTTCAAATGTTTGGTCAATATCTAAATTTTTAACTTTAATAAATTTATCCGACTCATTTTGTATGTTTATATTTTGTTCTGTAATAAAAAATTTATATTTTAATGATAAATCTCGAAGGATTTTATACTCATCTTTAAAAGATAAGATAAAATTCATTACTTGCTCATCAAACGATGTAAAAGTAGTTGACGATACCATTTGAAACGATTTACTTAATTAATAGTATATAATAGATAATTAAATTTTCAATTTTTACATACTATAAATTAAAAGTCACCAATATGTATAAATAAAAATTAATTATACATATATTTATCATAAAAACAAATATCACATAAATCTGAATATAACATATTAACTTTTAAATTACATCTTATACATATAGGCACTGATAACCACCATTGTTGAATTTTAATTGCAGCAGAATTTTCTTGCAACTTATGTAATTTATCATACAGATCTTTTATTATCATATATATGATGGATATTGTTCTTTTACTATATAATAATAAAAATTGAAAAATTAATTGATTAGTATGTTTATTAAATTATGGCATCTCAATACTTCTCTCAATAACCTCTCTCAATACCTCTAAGATGTCAACTCAGAACGGAGGGGGCAACATCTTTGGTCAGGGCAGCAAGCCATTTGATTATTTCGGTGGCCACTCTCAGAAGGTCATCGCTTCTTCTGCTTTTTGGGCTGCGGCTGCTCCCGTCAGCTGGACTCCTTCTGTCGTGCCTGGGAACTTTGGCGGTGTGTACCCCGTACAAATCAATGGGGTTCCAACTTCAACAGGAAATAGTTACTTTACCAATACGAAGTAATTTTGACTAATCTATTTTTTTAACAATATTTAATAATTTTTAGAAATTAAATTATATATATCTAAATTAAATATATATAATGGACTATCAAAAATATTTTTACTTTCTCTTTCCAATTATTTCTGTCTATGTTGTTTCACTCTTTTATCCTGTAGGACAAAATGCTGGTGTACAAGTTTCATTTAGACCACCACCTTATGTATTTGCTATTGCATGGCCAATATTATTAATATTAGTTGGTTATTCGTGGAATTTACGACCTGAACTCACTAATTTATATTTTATCTTAACACTTCTTATAGCAGGTTGGTGTGTAGTATATTATTATTCTGTGCGAATGGCTTTGTATGAGATTGTATTAACAGAAATATGTACATTATTTTTAATTTTTTACAAATTCGAACAATTATCTTCCTATCTATTAGTTCCATTGGCAATGTGGTTAGCTTTTGCAAGTTCTCTCAATTATTATTCTATACCAAAAAATTGAAAAATATATTGTCTTAATACTTCATTAAGTATGTAACTTGAGCTAGTGAGAATGTCATTCCTCTCTATCTCTGCAACTCCCTTGAGCTATGCACCAACTGTCTACTCAGGACCAGGTATTCCCTCTAGACGGGGTAATTTTGCCTTGTCAGATGACAAGGCATTTTTTGGGTCGCTGGAACGGTTTCAAAATCCTCCGCGTGTCTCGTTTGGAAACGAAGCAACTACGGCAACATACTACCGCAGTAAAGCTCCAATCCAAAGCATTTCCTCGTCTACGGTAGTACAAACCAAGCGATGACCTTCATTTATAAACGAATGCAGGTAATTTAATTGTTATTATTAAATTAATAATAACAATTATATATCAATCATATCAATTATATATCAATCAAATCAATTATATATCAATCAAATCAATTATATATAAATCAAATCAATTATATATCAATCAAATCAATATCATTTCTTTTATTTACCAGTATGAATTTTTTAAGTTTAAAAAAATTCGTATTACTATATAATTTAGTATGTTCATATATAATCATATTTGAATGTTCTTTTAATTTGTCTTCTACATATTTGGCATATTGAAGAACCATCATATAAATATCTCTTTTAGATTTAGAAACCATGTACTTAATAATAATTTTTTGATCAATATCTGGATTCATTATTCGAAGTTGTAAATACATTAAACTATATGTTAAACACATACCAAAATAAGCATCTGATTTTCGTTGAACACCAATTACTGGTGATATATCAATTGGTGATATATATGTATAATTATTAAGACCAATATATGATAATAATTCTTTATTAAATTTATTATCAATATTCTTTGACATTTTTTTTTGTTTATCAAAACTCATTGCTTTACCATGTGGTTCATAACGTTCAATTGTATGATTATCATTATCAATTATAATCATATTTACATGACTAGTGTCTCTTTGTTCCCAGAATAACATTAAATTAAGATAAATAAATCGTTTATTTTTGTTACATTTTTTTATTTCATTCAGTACATCAAATGGAAGTATTAATTCATCTCTAGTTATATTATATCCAATTGTATTTCTAATAATATATTTATCACCATTTTTTAATGAAAATGTAGGCATACATACAATTTTATTAAATCCAATTTCATTCATTAAAATTTTTATATAATCATTAATATTTTCAAAATTTGTATGAGAATATACTATTTTTCCAGGATCTGCATTTGGACCTAAACTTGTTTCATTTGCTAAAAAATCATTAATTGTTATAAATGAATCAAGATCAGGACTAGCTCTACGTAATCTTAATATTTTTTTAGAGTATTTATATATTAGTTTCATTTTTGCATTTTTATATGTATCAGACATTCTATATAAAATAAAATTATAAAAATATGTGATAAAAATTGAAATATATATAGTATATTACAAGTTAAAAACAATTATATTTAACTATGGAAAAATTCTCTGTAACCATTTACAAAGGTACTATTGCACCAACTACTATATCCTATTTTACTACATATCTTGATGCGTATGCATTTGCATACAAATATGTAAACACATACTTTAAAAATCCATTAATTACACCATATCATGACGTATATAAAAACATGTGTTCAAATCCAGCACCTATTATTCGTATAAATTATCCACATCAATCAACATCATTTAGTATAGTTATTACACGTGGTCACAATGTATTAACAGAGAAAGATTATTTTTGGAATATTATTAAACCAACAGAAGCATTAACATTATCACCAGTTGGACATATTAATGATAAATTATTAGATTATAGTAATAAATCTAATTTATTATTACCAAAATATTTTAATGGTATATAAAATTATTATAATTAAAGTAATACAATTAAATCATTAATCCATTCAAAATTATTTCGAAATAGTAAATACATTTTATTTTTTTTATGTGATATTTCTATTTTATCTAATAAATTTAATTCTGATTTGGTTAATTTCTTGTTTATTTTCTTTTGATATATTTCTGTACATAATTTTTCATTAAGCATTATAATTTTTTGAAATACATCATCTACCGAATTTTGATATGTTTCAAAAAATTTTAGTTTTGTTAAGTTTTCTTTTAGATTATCAATATTAAATTTATGTGAATGAGGATTTTTACTAGTTGACAATGCAGATTTGAAATATTGTTCGATTTTATTTAATAATTGTCCAATTTTTTTATATGGAAACATATTATCAAACTTGATATTACTATTGATATCTGCAAATAGTTCTTCTAATTCATCTACATTATGACATTCGTATAATTTATATGTAAACATTGTATCTACATTATCAGTAAATAATAATTGTCTCATTGTTTCGTAACGATGTTGACCATCTACCAAAACATATTCATCTTTTTCATATTCTTTATCAACAATGTGTGCAATAATTAAAGCAGGAAAATCAATTGGTTTAGTTTTATATTTTTGATACATAACATTTACTCTATTAGCATCAATTAAACGATTACCATGATATAATTTAATAAAATTAGATTTAGACACAAAAATATCATAAAATTCACCTTTGATATTTTCATGTTTTTTACCAAGATTTATTTTATTATTTTGATATGCATCATTCTCATCAAAAGAAGTAATAAATATATTTGCATTTGCATTTATATTTAATTCATCGCATAAAATATCAAATGGATTTATAGTATCATTATTTACTTGCATTTTTATTATATAAATATATTATATCTAATTTATATTTATATATTTCAATTTTATATAATAATATAATATATAATATATGTATGGGCAATAAATGTATATCAAATGTTAATAATCCAATTATTTTAGATAATCAACAAGCTACATGTTATATATATTTTGTATCTGAACATTATCTAATTTATTTTCCAACACTCACAGAAGCATATAAATTCAGTGAATCATTTATAGATTCACCTATATTTACATCTAGTCCACGTGTAGGTTCAATGGTATTCTCAAAAACATCATATCCAGATGTATGTTCTATATTAGAAAAAGATAAAAATGAAATAGTTAGAGTTGATGATGATGCATTTATAAAAATATCTGTATATTTAACAAATACAATACATGAAAGTTTAAAAAAAAATAATCCATCAATTGAAAATCCATATAGTTTATTATATAAATTAAATAAGTTATAAAAATGTATTTATATTTACACTACATATTTGTGTATTTTCAGGGAAATTATTGCAATTATGATCAAATTGGAATGTTGAATTATTTAAAAAAGTATACATAAATAATCCATGAGTATAGACAAAAACATTATATATATTAGGTTTATCTTTAATATATGTAATCATATCATTAAACCATAGTTGACCACGATTTATTACATCTTGTTCACTTTCTATAGGTCTTTCATTTATAGGTATAGTAGCATAATAATTATTATAATTACATGGATGACCATTTTTAATCTCACTTATACGATTGTCAACCATAATTGGAGTATTTTTTATATTTAATAATGCTAAAGAATAATACAAAGTTGCAAATGTTCTACGAAAAGGTGATGTATATACTAAATCAGGTTTAATATTAATAGTTTGTAATTTTTTAGCTTGTATAATTCCTGTTGATGATAATTCGGCATCAAACCATTTTTCAGAATTATACTCTTTTAGGTTTCGATCACCTGCTTCATTTGCAGTAGATTGCGCATGTCGTATAAAATGTACTATAACATTTCTACCTCCAGTTTGAATTAAACTATGTTTTTGTATATTATAAATAAAATAATTAGATTTATCTATATATTTTTGTAATTTGTTATTATACATATAATAAAAAATTGAAATATATTTATATAATAAGTATTATAAATAGGTGTAAATTAGAAATGGGTAATACAATATGTTTATTACCAGACAATACCAATCTATTTGATATGGATCAACCAGTTACTTGCTTTGTTAGTACACGTAGTATTGATGCAATTATTCATTACAATAATATAATAGATGCATATAATTTTGCTTCAACTGTATTAGAAACATATGTTGGTAGAAAACGTGATGAAATTAAACCAGTATTATCAATAAATGAATTGTGTAGTATATTAGAAAAAAATTCAAATACATATGTAGTAGTAGATAATAATATTATTGGAATGATATATATATATTTAGGTCATGAAATACACGATGATATTGCGTTATATAATCCTGAAATATATAGAGAAAAAGATTTAATTCGACATTTTCAAAGAGTTGGAAAAATTGAAAATTTATTTAATTAATTATTTGATTTACATAATATAATTAAATATAATGCGACTAAATATAATTCGATACCATGATATTTCGAATCAAAAACTTTATACACTTCCTAATATTCCTTACGGTGTTACTCATCTTAATTTTAGTAATAACTATATATCGTCTATTACTGCAGATCAATTACCATCTACATTAATTGAAATTATTGGGAATAACAATAATTTGTATCAAATTGAAGATTTAACAAAATGTAGTCAATTAAAAACCGTAAATCTAAATAACAATGAGTTATGTTATATATCATCTCTTCCAGATAGTCTAATACATCTATATATTAATAAGAATTTAATATCTGTTATTAATAAATTACCACCATATTTGTATGAGTTTGATTGCAGTCATAATGTGTTGGAATATTTACCTAATATGTCATCAACATTAAATACACTTAAATGTAATAATAATTATATAACTCATTTACCTAAATTAAATCATACATCATTAGAAAATTTAGATTGTAGTAATAATAATTTACAATTTATTCCTGAATTATCATCAAGTGTTAAAATGTATTGTGTAGATAACAATAATAATTTGAATAAAGAATTTTATAAATTGGATAGAGTAAATGAATATTGGCATGTCACACAATTTATACATAAAAGTATAAGATGTGTAGATGGGTTATAATACTATTATATTTACTTTATAAATTGAAAAGTAAATATTATAATAATAGAATTTAGTATAATATATTAATTAAAATGAATCCATATATACGGGAAATAGTTAAAATTGCAATTGTAAAAGAACAAATACCTAAATTAGAAAATGCACTCGATTTATTATATATTAATTATTGTATAAAACCAATTCAGTATGCATGGAGAAAGAATAAATATATAATTAAAAAAAGAAAACGTATTGCAAATTATCATGGATGTATATATCATATGAAAATTTGTGAAATATGTAAATATACAATGGTACATATTCCTGGATTTAGTGAATTAAATATTCGTGAATATATAAATTGTGGTTGTGAATTTTATGGTAATAAATTACATTTTATGAAAAATGATATGGATGCACATATTGAATATAATCTTAGATATAGTAATTTACTAAGATAATTAATTTAAGAATATTTTATTAATAAAATATTATATTATGCCAGAAATAAATGAAGTAAGAAGATATGCTGATTTTTTAAATGAAAAATTAAAAAACAAAAAAATAACAGAAATTAATATATTAAATGGTAGATATAAAAAACATGGTCCATTTGAATTATATTCAGAATTAAAAAATCACCTGCCTCTTAAAATATTAAATGTTCAAACAAAAGGTAAATTTCTATATTTTACATTAGAAAATAATTATTTTATTTTTAGTACATTAGGACTTTCTGGTGGATGGGTTTTCTTGAATAATTCGACACACGAGTATAAGAAGTATCAACACCCAGATATGTTAGAATATTTGAAAAAAGAAGAAATGGATACATATCTAGCAACATCGTTAAAACATTTAAATGTTGAATTTAAAATGGATCATAGCGCAGTATATTTTTATGATACATTATCATTTGGAACATTAAAAGTTATAAAAGATCAAAAAGAATTAGATAAAAAATTAAATACAATTGGACCAGATATTATGGAAACAACAACAACTTTTGAAGTGTTTCAAGAACGAATGAATAAAAAAGTAAATAGTGATAAACCAATTGGAAATGTATTAATGAATCAGAAAATTATTTCAGGAATAGGTAATTATTTACGAGCTGATATTTTATGGTTATCAAAAATATCACCATTTAGGAAAGTAAAGACTTTAACAGAAGATGAATTAAAAAGTATATATAAAAATGCTAGATTATTAACATGGGGTAGTTATGATTACAAAGAAGCAGTTAAATTAAAAATAATAGATAAATCAAGTAAATTACCGTCTGATTATAAAAGAGATTTTTTTGTATATTATGAGGATAAAGATATATATGGTAATCCGGTAACAAAAGAAGAATTATTTGAAGGTAAACAAAAGAGATTTATATATTGGGTAAAATCACGTCAAAAGTAAATTATCTTCGTCTAGATCTAGATCCGGAACCTTTACTTGTCATAGTAAGTGCAGCAAAACCAGATAAACCAATTAAAAGTAAACAACAACATATTAATCCTCCAATGACAAATGGATTATTTAATATTGACCCTATATCACTTGAGTCATATTTGGGTATTATTAAACTAGAACTATTCGGTTTATACTTACAATCTAGACTTGAATATATTACATTTATAGCTGGTGGCGTAGGTTCAAAATTTAAGCAAAATTTTGATGTATCTGGATTAGGACCTAAATCATAAATTCCTTTCCAAAGAAATGATAAATTATTCCATGCAGTTTGATCAAATGATTTAAGATAATTTATATTATCATCATTTTGTGGAAGAGAATTTAAAAAATCTTTCGAATTTTTACAAACTAAATATAATTTATATTGAAGTTTTAAATTTTTATTAATATCTGTATCATATGGTAATTTACTATATACTCCATCATCTTTAGGTTCATATGTTTGTTTTCCATTTAATGTAAATAACACAATAAAATAAAATAAAAAATCAGGAATTGGAAATTTATATTTAATTAGTGAATATAATATTGGATATAAAAATGATAATGTTTTATCATTAGGAATTTCTGATAAAAATATATATTTGCTATCTCTCGACATTATTATCATTTGTGTTGGAATATTCGGTGATATTAATCCCCAATCATTTTTTATTGCACGTAAATAAACTGTATTTGTAATAGTAGGAAAAGGTGGAATAGATGATGATGGTGAATTTGTATCAGATTTACCAATTGTATTAAGTGTACATGAATATCTATCTGATAGCAGTGGGTTATCTGTAACAAGTGTATAAGTATCTACATATCCACATTTATTTGTAAGTACATTACCCATTAAATATATTATTATAATATAAAATTATAATAATATATTTAATTATAATAATATATTTAATTATAATAATATATTTAATTATAATAATGAATAGTGACGAACAATCATATTTAAATTTAATAAAAAATGTTATTGAAAAAGGTGAAATACGTAATACTAGAAATAGTATAACTAAAAGTTTATTTGCTGAAAAATTAGAATTTGATATTTCTAATTCTATACCTTTTATAACGACTAAAAAATTAGCATGGAAAACAGTTATTAAAGAATTGTTATGGTTTTTATCAGGTTCAACAAATAATAAAATACTTTTGGATCAAAATGTAAAAATATGGGAAGGCAATGCAAGAAAAGAATATATGGATAAAATTGGAATTTATAATAGAGAAGAAAATGACCTGGGACCAATATATGGTCATCAATGGAGACATTTTAATGCTAACTATAAAGATCATAATACATGTTATATAAATAAAGGTATAGATCAAATTAGTAATATAATTAATTTATTAAAGAATGATCCTATGTCAAGAAGAATTATATTATCTGCATGGAACCCATGTCAAATTGATGAAATGAATTTACCACCATGTCATATATTAGCACAATTTTATGTATCAACAAATAAAGAATTATCATGTCAAATGTATCAAAGATCTGCAGATATTGGATTAGGATTGCCATTTAATATTGCGAGTTATGCAGTACTGACTTATATATTAGCAAAATTAACAGGATTAAAACCAAAGAAATTAATTATCGTAATAGGTGATGCACATATATATCAAGAACATGAACAAGTATTACAAGTACAAATTAATCGTATGCCATATGCATTTCCTAAATTACATATAAATAATAATAAAGAATATACCAATGTAAGTGATTTTAATATAGATGATTTTTGTGTGGATGAATATAGTTTTCACGAATCTATTAAGATGAATATGGTTGCATAATATATATTTTACAATATATAATACTTGAAAAAAATATTTAGTAATAATTTGAATTAATTATCTAGTATTAATGTATAAACAATAAAATGGCTCACGAATTAGAATCAACTGCGTTAGCTATAGTAGTTTTCGCATTAATCTCTTCCCCATTTATGTATGGTATTACAAATAGTATATTAGGTAAAGTTGTTGCAACAACAGATGTAAATAATGTACCTACAATTGCTGGATTAATTTTACACAGTATCGTATTTGGTGGTATTGTTTTTGGATTAATGCAAGTATTATTTAAACAATAAATTAATTTATATATACATATATATAAATTAATTACTTATTTTAGTAAAAATAAATATTTAGTGTTATTTAAATGTCCAACCATCTCATCTCGGATATTTAATAAATCAGAATCATTTTCATTAATTAATTTGGGTAATTCATTAATTAAAAAATCAATGTATTCTTGTAATTTAAGAAAAGCATCTGCATCATTCATACTTGCTAATTCTAATTTTTCAACAAGCATTTCTGTAGGTCTACTAGACTTGCCAAAAAGTACTTCTAAAAAATTATCAATTAATTCATCAAATTTTTCTAATAAATTTGCAACAGCTACGTGTCTAGCATAATTTGTTGTTGTTAAATGATAAAGATATAAATTGTTTCTTAAACTAAAAAAAAATGTAATAAATACCTTTTTTGAATTTTCAGTAATCATGTATATATTATATATATAATTAAATTTATATTAAATAATTATCATATCATATATTATTACTTAATTGTATCAATTTTATGATTTTTAATATGTGTAGACATATTATATGGTGTACATGCAACATAAGTACAATTAATATATGAACATCTATATATTTTTTTTTCTTCTTTTAGTTTAGGTGTAATAGGATCATAATGGATTTTTTTAAATTGAATACTATCATATTCGTGTTGTTCATTACGAGTACGTTTCATTTTTAATATAATATATATGTGAAAATTACCTTATATTTATAACTATTATATATATTATAATTATCTTTATATTAGACAACATTTATTACATCTTCGTGTGAGATATCTGCATATTCATTCCTGTCATTTCTAGTAACACATGATAAATATATATTGTATGTCAATGTTACTACTATTCCAACATATGTAATAATTAAATAAGTAAAACAGATTAACATAATTATTTATAAAAATTAATATTTATATATTGTATGTTAAAGCTTGAGGATGAAATAAGTGCTATATTTTTATGGTTAGGGGTATGGGGTATTAAAGAAAATATATTTACTTTATCCGTAATAAATGAGAATAAAATATTTATTTATATATTATTAATATTAATTGGAATTTATCTTAAAATATAAAATAATTTATCGTAATGAATAACCTTTACCTGGAAATTTCTTTTGATCATATGTTTCGTTATTCGTTTCATTAATAATAATAGCTGTCGTATTTTCTATTGGTACTATAGGTACTGCTGGTACTGCAGGTGTAGTATTAATTTCTTCTATTTCTACCTCTAATTCAACACCACGAATACATATCGGTGCATTTGCAGTATGTGTATCTAAAATATCTACATACAAAATTCGGTTTTCTATCATAAGAGGAATAGTCGTATTTTTAACTAGAACAGAATATTTTTCAAATGCATTTCGTAATGCTTCCACAGGATCAGGTAAATATGCATAAAAATCAGAATGTGGTTTAATTTTAATTTTATTGCCTTCTTGGGGGCATATTTGCATATGATTGACATTTTCATCATCTTCTGTACATTTTAAATATTGATAAATCCATAAAGGTACATACATAATATTATCATCATCATAATGAGATGCGTCTATATCTACAAAAATTTTAATATCATTTCGAAAGAGTGCAAGAAGTAACATATTTGTTGAATATATGTTATTATTAATAATATTTTCAAAAAATGTATGTGATGCAATTATAGAATTAGATGTTTCATATTTTTGTATTTCTTCATCGGATAAAAATGAATTTAATGTAATTGGTTTAAGTATAATATTTGGATTATTCTCATGATCCATCTTTTAATATATATTGTTATTTATACCTATATAGATATATTATTTCAATTTTACAAAAAATTGAAATAATATGTGTATAAATGATTAATTACATATACTAATTAATTGTAAGATGCTTTATATTTACAGAAATAATAAATTAGAAGATAACCCATCT